CGAGGGCATTGCCCGTCGTCGCCCCAGCCACCGTCCTCGTATTGGTCGCCACACTTCTCGCACTTGGCGGTAGATGGGCTGGGAGTCGGCTCACAGTCGTGGCCTGATTCCCACTCGTCGGCATCGGTCTCGTCCGTGAGATCGAACCGGCGATAACACTCTCGGCATTGCGTGATCAGTTTCATGGTCATTCCACTTCCTGGTAGGTGTCAAAGGGTTCACATGCTTCAAAAATCTCAAACTTAGATTCCAAGAACTGCTGGACTCGCTCTAACAGGGCTGAGATCACTGCCTCTTTCTCATAACGCAGGGCATCCTCGGGGTTCTCGTAGTCGGATTTCGGCATGGAGAATCCGAGGGAGAACGCATGGTTGTACTTAGGCATGTCACTTTCCTTCCTGTTTGGTTGATTGGTCATGGGTGCGTCACGGTGACGCAGTCGGTCAGACGACCGGCAGTTCGGTGCCGAGTTCACGGCACACCACGTTGGCGAAGTGCCTGGTGATCTCCTTCGGCCCGAAGTTACGGGTGGGCCGGGCATAGAACACGCTGGGCGACTCGCAAGGCCAGAAGCCCCCCTCGGTGTCACGCACGCCCAGCGTCACGATGACACGGTAGGACTTGCTCTTGCGCTGTTCGGTGAGGGTCACCGAGAGACCCTCGGTCCCATTGAGAATGGTCCAGCCGTCGCCATCGGTGATGTACCCGTCGTTGTACGCAAACACCCGAGCGGTGATGGTGGTGGTTGTAGTGGTCATGGTTACTTTCCTTCCGTTGTTGGTTGTTGGTTGATCGGTACGTTACGCCCAGCGGGACCGGGCGACAGCATCAGTTTCGTAACGGATGCGTTCCTCGTCAGCCCAGACTTCCCAGCACCCCACACACTGACCCTTGGACAGGACCTCGGCAACCATGAGGCCAGCCGTAACGGGAGCCAGGCGGTATCCCTCTGGAAGATCCCAGGCGAAATCATTGAAGTGTTCGGCGCAGTAGTACCAGCCCTCGCTCTCATCCCACGCTTCTTGGATGGGCTGACGAAACTTTGAGGCGATGAATATGGTCATTGCTTGCTCCTTTTGTTGGTTGGTTGTTGGTTGATATTCAGTGCGTCACAGTGACGCAGACAGGACAGGGCCACGGTTGCGACCCTGTCCCGTCCAGATGATCAGACGGACACCGCCACCGGCTGAGCCGGGACGAATGCCCGAGCCGATGCGATACCCGAGACCAGGCTGAGGACCTCATCGAATGCGGTGGCCTGCTCCTCGGTGAGAGTGTGACCAGCGGTCACGGCCTCACGCACCTTGCCGAGTGGGCCACGCACAGCCTTGAGCCACTTGAGTACGTCGTCGGCGCTCTTGGTCTCGGCCTCGGTCTCGTCGGCATCCTCGGCCTCGTCGGCATCGGCCTGAGCCTGGGCCTCGGCCTTGACTCCGTCAATCAGAGCCTGAACAGCGATGACTGCTTCGATAGCGGTATCGCACTCTTCGATGGCATCACGGATGTCATCCACGGCCACACCCTTGGTACGGAATGCGTTGCCGATGAGGGTACGAACACCGAGCAGGTCGAAGTCATCATCACGCTCAAGTTCGATGATGGATGAAACGAGACGGTAGCGACGAACGCTGGTTTCGTTCACGCCCCAGAAGGCCGTGTCATACGTACCGTCTGCGTTCTTCGGCCCACGGTTCGGGATGTCACCGAAGGCTTCGAAGATGACGGGCAAGGTAGCCAGGCTCTCGTTGGCCTGGACGATGGCCTGCTCAGCGAGGGAGCAGTGACGGTCAATGACGGACAGCACGCCGTCAGTGTTTGGGTTTTCATGGACGTTGTTCATGGCAAATGCCTTTCTGTTGGTTGGTTGAAGTAGATGCGTCACGGTGACGCATCAGAGGATGAGTGGGGAATCGAACCCCACAGGAGCAAGTGCGCTCCGGCCAGAATGTTCCACGTGGAACATTCACCGGCCCACCCTGAGAATGGTTAGGCGGTGTTCGCACTGGCAGACGTACTGATGACGGACACAAGGACCGGCACCCTGGGTAGCAGTGTGTAAGACCACACCCCAGACGCTGATGACCCAGCAAGTGCTATTCACGGACACATTGAATGCGCCCCGTAATCCTTGGGCCGTTCCCCTTATCCGTTGTCTCTCGGATGACTAGGTAGTGACCGCAGGCGGTACGCATTCACAGTCAGGACGGGGCGAACACTGTCTCCCGTCCTTCACAAGACCCAAGGTACATGCCGTGTCAAATCTCGTGACGTTCCACGTGGAACATTCACGGACGTTCCACGTGGAACATAGTGTGACCGGGGTCACGTTTTCGGCCCACACGTTATATATACAGGACGAGATACTTGTAGGGTACAAGTATTCCCCTTTTACATATATACGTATGGGGGAGATATGGGGTATGGGTACCCATAGGGGTATGCCGTGAGTGGAGTAGTTGCGATCACAATAGTTGTACCGTACAAATAGTTGCTACCGGGATAGTTGTACCGTACAAATATCTACCCTTATCCCCGCATATGTGCCATTGGTCACACCATAGGCCCATTCCTAGGCTGGGAGTGTGACTAATGTCACATTGCCCTGATTGGTGCCTAAAACGCTCTCTGAGCCGTTTGGCCTGGATATGGCACTACGAGTCATATTCGGGCCGTACCCCGCCCATATCGAGTTTCCACAGTTGCTTGTGGATAACATTTATGCCCTCTGACCAGGGGAAACGTGTCAAAATGGGCCGAAAAACGTGAAAACAACAGGGGTTTTACAAAAGCCCTGGTAGATGGCACTTTCCTGAAAGTTATCCACAGGGGGGCTAACGGCGTTATCCACAGAAAACGGCCCAAATCGGCACTTATCCACAGCTTTATCCACAGAGAGAGGGATATCCACAGGGTCTGGTGTGACCAATGTCACGGTCACTGTGACACATGTCATATTGACACGGAGTTATCCACAGTGCCATCCACAGATGTGACATTTGTCACAGTGTTATCCACAGGGTTATCCCCAGCTGTCCACAGGGTTATCCACACCCCCCACCCTTTATCCACAGGGGCTGTGGACAAGGTGGGTAGGGCCGACACCCCACTGATCAACTACTCCATAGATAGCCCTATTTGCGAAATGGGGGCACTAGAAAATCGGCCCCAATAGCCCTAGTTCAGGCTGTACAATGGTTGTATGGCACTTGGTCCCCAGTTTGATGAATCTAAATGGGAAGAACACATCCTTAAGTACGAAGACGACGATAGTGGCCACTTTGGGCCACCAAAGCAGGGTGAGCTTCCTAAACCAGGTACGGCTATTTACCACGGTGTTGAACTGCCCGAGTGGGATATGCTTCCCCACAACACAGGTATTCATTGGACTACTAGACCTCGTGTCGCTGCGAGATTCGCCAGTGTTGAACGACGCCCTATTATTGCCGCAGAGATTGAAGATCCAGAGAACCAAATCATTCCTAGACTTAGTCTTCGACACAAAGACCCTCGTGATGATGAATTAGTAAAAATCGTTCGTGACGAAGAGCAGGAATACCATGTACGTCCTGGAGCACGTCTCCGAGTTACTAACCGTGATGAGTTACATGGTCTTGGTGTAACCGTACCTGAGTACATAGGCATTGATCATCCTAAGAACCATATTAACTACATAAACCTTGAACAGTTCAGAGTGAAACGACCCCAGTAGCCCTAGTCCAGGTTGTACAATGGTGTCATGGCTGAATTTAACATTGAGCAATTCCATCAGTTCCGCAACCTCTTTCATGGCACAGATACGGAGTTGAAAGAGGGTGACATTGTGACCCCACGTACACGGAAAGTGGCGTACTCAACCCCTCATCTTCAAACGGCTCGTCGGTTTGGTGGCAATGTGTACGAAGTTGAGCCCGTCAACCCGGAGTCTACGTACACTCGCCAAATGAAGTACATGGGAAATCAGACCCATTATGAGACCATCAGTGAAGATGGCTTTCGTGTCGGGAAACAAGTTCCTAAATCCCGTAGGCAGGCACACTACGAAGCCCTCTACCGTCAGCGTCGTGAGGCTGGAGAGAACTACTAATCCAGGTGAAACGCCTGACGGATCTCCTGTCGTTCAGCATCGGTGAGGTCACGAGGAGTAAATGTACGTGGTACATCGCCCAAGGGTTGAGTGTCAGCAGGGATCAAGGCTGAGAGACGTTCGATCTCTTCACGGAATGGTCGTCGTGCTCCCTCAATGAGGATAGGGAGTGAGGTCTCTAAGTCAGAGATAATAGAGAGCAAGTGTTCAATGTAGGTAGCTGCCTCACGGAAGATAGCGCCTGAGGTCATGGTCATGTCCATACCACCAGGTTCCCCTTCTACTAGGTCAGCAAGGGTGTTGAGTCGCTTGACAAGGTCAGCCACGGCGGGCCTCCTCCCATGCGTCCAGGGCATCGTCGTAGTACCCAGTACGAATACCCTTTGCCAATGCATCCCCAAGAATGCGGAGTTGTTCAATCTCATCGGCTGCATCACAAGCGTCAGCATGGTTAAGTGCAATGAGTCGTTCTACAATGTCTTCCATGGGGCCACTTTATCTCTCTAGGGGCAGTATTTCAACCCCTCGTGTTTTAGGGGTTTACCCCCCTCGTGTTTTGGCATTAGATCGTACACCTAGCCCTGGGGTACAATGAAATCATGGCAGCAAACAACCATCTCAATAAAAGATTGTTTCACGGTACTGGTGGAGAAATATCCGGTGGCATCGTCAAACCTGGGACGAGGAACAAATTTGGTACTGGAGCTTACGCAACAGTACGTAGAGATGAAGCATCAGGGTATGCAGAAGAAGCGGCTCAGAGAGAAGGTCGCCTGTTTGGGACTGTCTATCAAGTAGAACCTATGTCGAAAGACATTGAGATGGTTGGTTACGAAGGACTTGGTGATAAAGACTACGCCTTAGACAAGAAGGGATTTAATGTTGTAAAGCCTGTCGCATACCCAATTAATCCTGATGTAAAACAACCTGAACAATTTAAGGTAACCCCAAATACCAACCCAGACGATTACCTACGGTACGGTTAGTCACAACAGGAATCGCGCCACCCACACTCTGAACAGCGGTAGTGGGCGTGCTCTGGGTACAGTTCTCCATCGCAGAGGGGGCAGTGTGGGAAAATCCCATAGGGGGAACATGTGTCCATGATGTCTATTGTAGTTGTAAAAAATCCTCGGCTTACTGGCTGGTTGGGCGAATCTGATACAATTTACTGTAATTAGGGAGGTCTATTATGGCGTCAGATCATCGTGGTAGGGACTTACATGCTGGAAAGCGCACCACTCAGGATATGGAGAATAGCGCTAACGCCTATGCTCGCCAGAGTGGTTGGAACCAATATCCAGTAGGGGGCACTATTTACGCCAAGGGTCAAAGTCCGTGGAACACTGCTGGAATGGTCGTACAGCATGGCTTTGAGGAAGACCCTAATGAAACTACCTGGCAGGTCAACGCACAAGGCCCCACCCAACCAACGACCCGTGAAAAAGAAGTGGTGTCTACCCGAAAAGATCTTGGTCGTGGTAAGAGGGCGGTGGGATACGAAGGGTCTGATGCTCTGGTTGTATCAGGAACCACTAAGACTCCTAAGCGAGCCATGATTGCTGCTGAGTCAATGAAGAAGCGCATTGATGAGGGACGAGACCTGAAGACCGGTAAGCCTAAGAAATAGCATGGCCGCTAAAGACAATATAGGTGATCAGTTTAAGACTATCTATCACTTGTCTGAGAGCGCTACGCCCCCACATACGGTGGATCACCCCGACTACGGGATTATTGATGAGCGTAATGTTCCGGAGAAGCGTAAAGGCTCTAATGACGTGATCTTCGGGACGGAAGAGAAGGCGTTAGGTGGTATGGGCGGTAGGAAATATGCCCACCGATACAAGGTACCCGTCTCTTCGATTTCTTCAGAGCTTTATGCTGATGACGATATGTATGAAGAGGGCACACCAATTCTTCCTAAATGGCAGAAGAGCCCCCAACTATGGCAACAGGTTCCTGCTAGTCGTTTAGATGCCCTGCGCCAAAAGCAGGTTATCCGATTCGTTAACAACGCAGAAACCGTTTTTACAAAGGATGGGGATGAGATAAGAAACACCCAATCCTATATATTGCCCAAACCCCATATGGGGGAACTGGGAATTACGTACGAGGGCGTTGAAGAGAGTTATGATGAAGATCCAGGAAGCTACGAGCAAGTAAGTAAGAGAGTACGCAAAAGCTACGGGCCGGATATTAAGTAATGCCTAATACCCCCTTTACCTCTAATACCCCACGTCGATTGGTATTCAGTGAGCAGTATCAGCGTATACACGGTATTAGTCCGGAGGACGCACTAGCTGGGTATACACCAGACTTTAAAGAAAGTGTGATACGACCCCCAACGGATCAGTCCGTAGAGGAGGCACTCTCTGCCAAACCAAACCCAATTGAGCATGTTTTGAAAGACTGGAAGAAGGATGCTGACAACTTCTTTGTGGGGCACCGTCTTGAGATTGCATCTAATCTTGATGTGTTAACGAGGCACATGCGGGATGATTCTCGTGTTAATGATGTGCCGCTATACCACGGCGGGTTAACACCTCCTCATGAACTTGCTATTGAGAACAACCGCCCAGCCAACGCCGTTCCCTATTCTGAGGACCACCATGTGGCTAGGTCGTTCGCCAAGACAGAGGGGTACGGCGGAGGAAAATCAGGAAAGATATTTAAAGCAGCGCCAGGACAGGTGCGCGGATTAAACCTAGTCCAGTTCGGCATAGATAATATGACAGTAGGTAGATCCCGTCGCCCAGAGCGAGAATGGTTGATCGACCCAGAAAGCTTTAAGTAAGTAGTACCCCTGGGTGGAATTGAACCACCTTAAGCACCTTATAAGAGTGCGGTCCTAACCAGTAGACGACAGGGGCCTGTTATATGTACCCGAGGCGGGAGTCGAACCCGCACTCCCTTGCGGGACAGGGATTTTAAGTCCCCTGCGTCTGCCATTCCGCCACTCGGGCATGAGCGGAGAGTACCACGAGTCCTGGGGATTTGCAACTTCTTGGTGATGTACAATTAAGACGTATGGCACGTCCTAAGACCCCCGCAGCACCGAACCCCTACGGATTAGCACCTATTCAGGTTGCTGGCATTCCACGTACCTGTGAGTGTTCTGTTGCTGTGCGCCGTGGCATTATGTGGGAGCGTGAAGGACAACTATACTGCTCCAAGCTTTGTGCTATTAGTAATGCTCAAGAGATAGGGGCGTAACCTAATGTACTACCGCAAGACCATGAGTCCTGGATACACAAGAGATGATTTTCAGATGATGCAGTACCACTCTGGTGAAAAACGCCCAGAGGAGGGGGGCTCGATGCATTCAGATATGCAGTTGGATGTTACATACCACCCCGCCGAAGACGAAACGTTTGTCCCATACAATGAAGATCAATTTGCACACATGGTGAAACGGGTTCCCAAGGGTGGTCAAATACCAATGTTTGAACACCACTACACACCCCCCAGGGCCTCAGTTCAGGGAGCATTTGGCACTAAAAAAGGACGTGTGCACTTTCCAATAATGCTGGGTATCGCTCAAAACGAAGTAAGAAACCGCCTAGGTGTTGACCTAACTCCATCACATGACTTATCTCCTCACAGCCTGAAATTCGTAAAGAACGCAGCAAGTCGTGGTTTAATAAGTGACTCATCTGATATTCCAGACGAACCAATGAACGACGTTACCTTTGAAGAAAAGCCTATATTCATTTATAGTGAGTCCGCATCTAGGTTATCTCCGATTCCTGATGCCGAAGTCAAAAAAGGCAAGGAAACACTACGGACGATGTTGGGACGCAAAAAGCCTTTGTCACCCCAGTTTGAGCCCCATACACAATTGTCTATGTTTGACGACTGATCCTAGAGGTTGCCACTCTCTTAGTTTTTCTGCTAAGTTGAGTTTATGACTTTTCAAGAGTGGTTACAAATAGGAATTGACAACGACTGGTGTGGCCCAACAATCTGTGAAACCCACGACGGCCTACCTCTCTCTAGCGAAGAAGAAGAATTGTTTTGGGAAAGCGATCCCTGCATCCATATTCTTCGTCTTTATGACTCACCTGAAACAAAGAAACTTGTGGAATCCACACATTCTCCCTCACAGTGGCGCAAACACTGATTAATAACGAGTGCCTAAGCCCGATGTGTTTGACGCATGGTGGTACCAATTCCAGGTTACATCAGGGATCGCAAGAAACTTAGCTCCAACATTGTGAAGAGCCAACCAAAATGGAAGATCTTGGACACCCCAAGATCCCGTGTTGTTGTCATCTGAAGCGAAACGGGCAAAGGATTCTACAACCAGTTCGTTACGCACTAAACACGTAATTGGAAAGATATGAGGGTCGGAAACGTCCCATTGTCGTCCACGGTGGGCTGGAAACGGATCAGTGCCCCCGATTACTTTAAACCAGCCCCACACAACGTCGGCATCATTAGATATCGCAGCATCCATTAGTGTCTGGAAATGATGGGGTAGTAACTCATCATCGTCGTCTAAGAATCCAATCCAAGTCGTGGTAACCATACTAAGAGCCCTGTTGCGTGCGTCCCAAGCACCCGCCCTGCTATAGTCCATAGTAATGGCAATATTTGAAACAGGTAACGTTTGCGCCAATGCACTTGGAACTGCTCTTTCAGATAAGTACTTTGAGCGATTCGGTATGGAAGGGATACAAACAGTGATGTCTTTACTCATAAACAAAATCTCTTTTTTTTAAGGAGTCCCAATGACTGAAATTGTAGCCAAAAAGGACCATCAGAAGCCAGGGGTGTTTGTGATCATCCCAACTAAGTCTAATTTTGTTGGACTAGAGAGAGTAATCACCCAATTGTTACCTGACCCAGTTGTGGAGAATATTACAATTATTGCACACGGGGAAAAAGCGTTTTTATATGTACGTAACAATTTTGCAGACCTTCTGGGTAACCGGCTTAGGGTCATTACAGCGGATTTAAGTATGGGAATTCACCATATGTGGAATATGGGAATGGACCGATTGACACATTCCTACAGTAACTCTCATTGTTTTTTTGTTAATGATGACGTGTCTATTGGGGAACTAACAACATCAAGACTTGCAGAGTTTTTGGACGCACACAAAGAATTTGGAATTGTTTGCCCTAACTATGACGGTCGGTTAACCCCAAATGGGGCTGTGGAGGTTTTTACAACCTGCCGAGGTAGGTATGACGGTACTGGAGGTTTGGCAGGATTTGCCATGATGCTTTCTTCTGATCTTACTAATACATGGAGATTTGATGAGAAGATGATGTGGTGGTATGGGGATGATGACATTGTCCAATGGGTTTTGAGTAAGGGAAGGAAAGCTGGGATAGTGGGAAATTCAGCTGTCTCAGATAACACTTCTTGGACTATTAACAACGACAGCCCAGATCGATTCCTTGAATTAGTGGAAAACGACCGTTTGATATTTGAAAGTAAATGGAGTAATCATGCATACTGAGGCTTTTCTATGGGTTGACACCTCCTTTAAGCATTGGAGGAAACCAGAGACAAAGGACTTAATAGTTTTAGAATTTGGAAGTCTAGATATCAATGGGAATGTACGAGGCATTTTTCAACCATACACACGTACCTACATAGGGGTTGACCTTCAAGAAGGGCCTGGAGTTGACTTCATTGAAGACGCCCATACCTTTAATCCCGATATGTTATTTGATGTAGTTGTATGTTGTGAGGTGTTCGAGCACACTCCGGTGTGGCGTGAGATCATTTCTAACTCTCATCGTCTACTAAAAGATGGTGGCCTGTTTATTGCAACCATGGCAGGAGAGGGTCGGTACCCCCATTCAGCAATTGATGAAAACCCAATTAGGGATTGGGAGTACTACGACAACGTTGGGGCCTGGGAGTTAAACAGGCACCTAAAGTCATTATTTGGGGATGTACAAGTAGATGTGCTTGGATCAGACCTAAGGTGCTGGTCCACGAAAAACAAGTCCAAATAATACCCTCATTAAGGTTACATTTATCATCTAGGGCATACAGTATACTTATTACTGCTTACTACATATGAAGAGCAGCTTAGTGTTGCTCTTCTTTTATTTGGAATAAGAGATACGTATGCCGCCTTGGAAACATAGACGCAGACTTATATATGGAACTTGTGTACTTGCTGCTGGGATGATCATATTTGCAGCCGTAACTTACAAGTCCGACACTCAGGTCAGCACCCAATTGATTATCGGTGGGGTGGCACTCCTATCGATCACCCTCACTGCTTACACAGCATTTGCAACCTATGAAGATATGAAACTGTGGAAAGTTAAGGACGAGGCTGCTGAACTTCTATACTCTAATGAATCGCAAGAAGAAATATACTCCGAGGAGGATGAAAGCACATGACCAGTGAGAAGACTAACCTTCTAACGTCTTTAAAGCGCACGTTAATCCCAATACTGGTAGGTGTTGTGGGTGCCTCCTTCTTGGGAGGATACATTGACAATGCCACTCTAGATACGTTCCTCTCGGGGCTTATCTCCGCTCTCTACTACACCGTAGTTCGTTTTGTTGAAACGAAGTGGCCAGAGGCAGGTGTTCTTCTTGGGGCCAAATACCAGCCTGTGTACACCCTCGTTGACGAGCCTGAAGAGTAAAAGACAGTGGACTCCGTACTTGCTCCTATTATCGTTGCACTAATTGGCGGACCCATAATGTGGCTTTTGGCCAGGCTGGATAGAAATAATACGAAGCAACACGGTCAGAGTATCCAGGTATTGACCCGTGTTGAAGCAAAAGTAGACCGCTTGGATTCTAAGACTGATCATCTAGACAATAAAGTTCTTCACATCGATAAGAAGGTAGCAGATGTGCACGAGCGAGTATCGTCCTTAGAGATTAAAAAGACTATCTCACGGTCCCAAAAATAGTATAGTTAATACCCATAAACAGTAAAGATTGGGCGTTTTTGGTAGCCCGCCTTTCCCACATATCAGGTACACTATTGGTATGACGACTCATCTTGCGTACAACGCTACTAAAGGACTGCCCTGGCAGCGCTTAATAATTGTACGTGATAACTGGACACGTCGAATTCAAAAACCCCTGGATGCTTGGGGGGTTGTCAAGACCAGCGGCATCACTAAGATGCCGTTTACAGTGACTATTACGTCTGAAGGTGGCATCCTTATATCACTCTCAGAAGAAGAGACCAAGGACTTACCAGCTGGTGATTTACAATTCGATGTAATCGCTACATTGCCTAAAAAAGCCTTGTTTTTGGGGGACGCTACAACCGTAACTCGTCCGGTAGCCGAGGGGGTCATCACCGTTTCTGAGTTGGGGAATATCACACCGATTGAGGAGATCGATTACATGGAAATCCGAATTGCCCAGGGAGAAGATTTCTATCGTACGTTTACATGGCGTGATGACAATGGGCAGGTTGTAGTCGTCCAAAACGCTTACATGCAGGCAGTTAACTCCACTGACACCACGGTACTAGATCTTCGTTGGTTTGCAACTACCCCTAATGAGAACACAATTTCTACCCTCCCGGAGACTCGTCGTGGGTATTTGGCCCCAGTATCAGGGGCGAGTCTTATCATGCACATATCAGATATCAACCCAATATCGGCTGGGGAGTACCCGTTTGATATCTTTGTGCAGGACACAGCGGGAGACTGGAGTCGTCTAACTAAGGGAACCCTTGTGGTAGAGGCTTCGGTGTCGGTGAAGCCGTAATGCCTACATTTGAGACGGGTGGAGACAAAAACTACAACGTAGAGGTCACACGTACGTCGCCCTATGTTGTTGAGGTCAACTCTTCTAAACCGAGGTCTACTGCTGTCATTTCTGATACTAGGACAGGTGTTGTTGAGATTCGTGAACCTGGACCAGCAGGGCCAGTAGGACCAACAGGACCATTGGGCCCCACAGGCCCCACAGGAGCAGATTCTTTTGTTACAGGCCCCACTGGCCCCACTGGCCCCACAGGGCCCACTGGCCCCACAGGTCCGACTGGAGCTGATTCGTTTGTAACTGGCCCCACAGGGCCTATTGGTATTACAGGTGCAACCGGAGCCACTGGGCCGCAAGGTATAGAAGGCCAAATTGGTCCAACCGGTCCACGCGGTGCAACTGGCCCTCAGGGGGTACAGGGGCTACAGGGTATCCAAGGACCAGCGGGTGCAGTCGGGGCTACTGGACCTACCGGTGCGACCGGTGGATCTGGTCCTATTGGCCCAACTGGACCCACTGGTTCCACAGGATTACAAGGGGTACAAGGTGTAACTGGTCCCACTGGCCCTATTGGAAATATTGGGCCAACAGGTCCCACTGGTGGAACAGGTGCTACTGGTCCAGTTGGTGTTACCGGACCACAAGGTATTCAAGGGGTATTGGGGCCCACTGGACCCCAAGGAGTTCAAGGGTTACAGGGTATCGAAGGCCCTATGGGGCATACCGGCCCCACCGGACCACTCGGACCAACTGGTACCGCTGGGCCAACAGGTCCTACGGGTTCCCAGGGAACAGTCAGTGTTTCAGCAGTCACGCCTCCTTCAAGCCCATATGAAGGACAACTATGGTTTAATTCAGAGACCATAAAAACATATGCGTACTACGACAACTATTGGATTGAGGTTGGTAGTTCCGAAATTGGGACACTGTACAACAGATCCTTTTTTTCAACCAGCACAGAGTCTTTAGCAGCATCAGCATCTCAAAACCTGACATTGCAAACATTCAAAAGTTATGTGTTATTAGAAGTCTATAGTTCTCATGCTGCATGGATTAGACTATATACAGATGGAACATCACGAACTTTAGACCAGACACGAGATATCTCAGAAGACCCCGCCCCAGGGAGTGGAGTTATCGCAGAAATTATTACAACAGAAGAAGACACTCAGAAAATAACGCCATTCGTTTTTGGCGGAAACCTAGACAACCCCGCAACCACAACCACCTACCTGCGAATCACAAACCTGTCCGGCGGAGCAGCCGTAATCAGTGTTGGGTTCAACCTAATCAGACTGGAGATCTAACATGGCTATCACCACACGCACATATCAAATGGCAACTACCCGACCCAAGGACGTTATTCAAGCATTGCACGATGCAATAGATGACCTCGGGTGGTTTGAAGCGCAGCCATTAGGATATTTGTGCACTTTTACAAACACTCCTGGTTCTACTATTGTTGCGCGCGCAAATGACCGTTATTTAGTTGGGCCAGCCACAACAACCGCACCAAGCGGTCAGGGTGCAGTTTTTGACGTTCTGCGTTCGCCCGTAGGTGGCATTCTTGCTGTAACTCTGGTAACCGGAGGGGAAGGGTATTTTGTAATAGGACGCACTGGTGCAAGCAGTTCAGGGACCACAGTAACTGTTGGTGACACCACGGGCATTAATCCCGGAATGATCGTTGAACGAGTTGCGGGTACCGGAGCATTACAAACGAACACTCAAGTTGTTGAAATTTTGAGTTCAACAACGTTTTCTGTCAATCAAACACCGACAACTCCATTAAGCGGTGCGACTATCCGGCTAGCAGACACAATGACTTTATCTGCCGCAAGCATTGGAGGCTCCACATACACTGTTTCTGCCACAGGGACATCAGGTCAAACAACAATTACCGTCGCTAGTGCAACAAATGTTTTCCCAGGTCAAGTAGTAACTGGCACAGGCATTGGCCCTCTTTGCGTTGTTTCTTCTATTGCCGGAACAGTTGTTACTCTTTCCAAAGCAAACGTTGGCACTGTCTCCGGAAATGTCACGTTTTCTGACGAGATTATCGTGACCGCAACAGGTGTCTCAAACGTTAACGGACTGGTTGGAACGGCCTCCGGTTTACAAATCACCAACGTTGCTGTCAACAACAATATCTATGTTGGCGCAACAGTTGAAATTACTTCAGGCCCTACATGGGAAACATCAAATGGGCGCGCAATTATAAGCGCAGTCAGCGGCACAGGACCTTATACGATAACGTTACGTAACGAAGAAAACACCTTTAAAGGTTTCACAACAACAGGTGCAGTCACTTTTAATGTTTCTTCAGGGACAGACAACGAATGGTTTGAACTTGACTTGCATACAGCACCACAAACATATTGCTGGGCTGTAGCAAAAATTAAAAATGCTGAATCAGGGAAACTTCGCAACACGTTCTGGCTTTTCTATGCAGGATATAACAACACTTTCTACAATGGAGTTACACTTGGAGTAAGACCTTTAACAGGTTTTAATGCGCTATCAAATGTGTGTCAAGGCGTTTCAACTCTTGATTTCACACCGGGGTCAGGGTCCACTGCAGCAACATTTACGGGGGCGTTCCACCCGGCCCTTTTCCAAGTCGCTTCCTCGCCTTTCATACCCACCACTTTACGCACACGCCAAAGCGGGCTTGACCCAAACTTCGCAACATTCGCAATTCTCGAAGGCAATAACAACCGTAACCCATTTTTTCTATCGAAATACAACACTGCATATCAACCGTGGAGTTTGAATGATGTTTTCCTCGGTGGTCTTACAGAAGTATTTCAAAACCCTGTCATCAACGTCAACGATGCAGGACTTCTTTTCAGAACTCGCGTCGGAGCGCCCAAACGGATGGCCGAATCCGGGTATAGCAACTATACGGCTGCGACAACAAGCATATATTTCACTTCTAGCACCGGTTCAAGGCAGTTGCAGAGCGCTTGGACTACTTCCTTCCCTGCATTGTATTCGCGACAATTAGGTGACCTTCAAACATCTTTGACAACCTCATACCCAATCTATAAAAATATACCAATAAACATTTATTTTGCTCCAGTTCCCTACTATCTGCCAGAAGACTTTGTGCTGATAGAAATACCGTGGATTAACGCAGCAATCGGAGACACAATTACCGTTAGTGAAACAGAGGTTTACACAATTGTTCAATTAGCCACAAACCAGATTACGTACACTGGTTTGGCCTTTGCAGCAAGGACAGTGTGATGGCAAACATTCCCATTAACGGCGCAGCAGTTGATGCGTACAACAGTTTTTACTTGTCTTACGATTCAGGATATCAAACAGTAACATTTTCTTCTAAAAACTCTGTTGGCTCAGCAACAATTGCGCTATTCAACATAACGAAACGACCAACTTCAGGTCAAATCTATCCGAGAACGGTGTAGGAGGGGATAATGTTGTACTGGAAAGCAAACTTTCAAATTCCAAACTCTGGCGCTCAGGCATCCGAAGTATATGCGATAGCACAAGAAGAAGGCGGGGTACTTGTCACTTTTTACTCTGACCAAGAACTTTCAAATATGCTTTTTGAACAAACTTTTCCATATACGGACCCGTCAAAAAACATCTATGAGTATCTGCTAGAGCAAGAGTATTTTGAACATTACGAGATGATTTGATATGTCAGAAACTGATTTCCCAAATAATCCACAGATAGGTGATCAGTTCACGGTCGGTACCCAGACCCGTGAATGGAACGGTGTTACTTGGGATTTAGTACCAACTATTACAACGGGGCCCATTGGTCCCACCGGACCCACTGGTGCGGCGTCTACTGTAACTGGACCAACAGGTCCAACAGGTCCTACAGGGGCTACAGGCCCAATTGGTGCGGCGTCTACTGTAACTGGACCAACCGGTGCTACAGGGGCCACAGGTCCTACAGGTCCTACAGGTCCTACAGGTCCTACAGGTCCTCAGGGCGTAATTGGTTCCACAGGACCCCAAGGTGTCCAAGGACTACAGGGTATCGCTGGAGCTACTGGCGCTACTGGTCCCACTGGTTCCACAGGATTACAAGGCTCGACTGGACCTACAGGTGCTACAGGTGGTACTGGGGCAACAGGTGCCACCGGTCCTACTGGAGCTAGTGGAATTGCCGGAGCTACTGGTCCTACTGGTCCTACGGGTGCAGCTGGCACCAACGGAGTAACTGGACCAACCGGTCCTACAGGGGCCACGGGGCCCACCGGTGCAGCGTCTACTGTAGTTGGCCCCACAGGACCTACCGGAAGTACTGGACCCACGGGTCCACAAGGTACTCAAGGTACTCAAGGTAACATAGGTCCTACAGGTCCTCAGGGCATACAGGGTATCCAAGGACTAACAGGAGCAACAGGCCCAACAGGCCCAACAGGTTCAACTGGGCTATTAGGCCCCACTGGTCCTACTGGACCAACTGGCGCACAAGGAGCAGCCTCTACGGTAATGGGTCCTACTGGCCCAACAGGCCCAACTGGGCCCACAGGCCCGACTGGATCCAGTGGACCACAGGGTAACACCGGTCCAACTGGTGCCACAGGCAATCTTGGGCCTACTGGCCCAACAGGACCGACTGGGGCTACTGGTAGTACTGGACCAACGGGTACGATTGGGTCTACAGGCCCTACTGGTGCCCTGGGCCCTACTGGCCCCCAAGGGCAGTCATCCAGTTTCTACGACTACAAAATTAACACCACATCAACGAGTGGTAACCCTGGTACTGCTTATATCTCATATAATAACGCAACCCAAACATCTGCTACACAGTTACAGATAAACCATATTGATTTTGATGGATACGACATTGATTTATTCCTCGGTCTGTTAAAGACCGGAGATAAAATATACATCCAAGATTCCGGTAACTCAGCTAATAGTCAAACGTTCACAGTTTCTGGAACCCCTACGGATCACGTAAACTCATGGTTAGATGTTCCTGTTTCTTTTGTGGCATCCACAGGGTCTGGTACAACAGGATTTGCGAATAACTCCAATGTTCTATTAGTTATCGCAAATATAGGCGCTACCGGTCCTCAAGGTCCAACAGGACCACAAGGCTTACAAGGTACAACTGGATCTACAGGTCCTACCGGAAGCGTCGGCGCAACCGGACCAACGGGGGCTCCTGGAACTACAGGTCCAACGGGCCCCATCCCCGCTCCTTCTTGGGTGTACGACACGAGTTCTACCGCATCGGGAGACCCTGGCAACACCAAATTTAGGGCCAACAGTACAACTGTTTCTGCAATTACGGAGATTTATATTTCAGAGACAGACACCGTTAGCGTTAACAGAACTGGAGTGTTGAATTTAATAACTGCTTCTACGTCCCCAAATAAGTCGGTTATCACATTCACTCCTTTTACTGGGTCCACAACAAACTTCAATGTCACTGGCCAAATCGATAACGGAACATGGCGGACTTTGACGGTCAGTTTTATTTCTGGGGTACTCAGTAACGGAACGGCCTATGGGTTGACAGTTGCCCGCACTGGTGACCTTGGCGCTACTGGCCCCACTGGTGCCACAGGTCTTGCGGGGGTTACTGGTCCTACTGGTGCAACGGGGGGTACTGGTCCCACTGGAGCTCAAGGCAGTATTGGCCCCACTGGACCTCAGGGAATTCAAGGTGCGGTAGGACCAACAGGACCTCAGGGAATCCAAGGTATTCAGGGAATCCAAGGTATTCAGGGACCCCAAGGTATTCAGGGGCCAACAGGTATTCAGGGGCCAACAGGTGCCACCGGCCCTACGGGTGTTATTGGACCAACCGGTCCTGTAGGACCAACTGGTGCGACCGGACCTACTGGTCCTACAGGGCCAATCGGAGTAACAGGGGCAACAGGTCCTACTGGCCCAACTGGGCCCACCGGAGCAGCCTCCACCGTCACCGGCCCTACCGGCCCTACTGGCAACACAGGTGTAGCAGGACCCACAGGACCCACCGGCCCTCAGGGGGTTCAAGGGGTCATAGGACCTACCGGATCTCAGGGGGTTCAAGGTATCCAAGGGATCCAGGGTCCTACTGGGCCTACCGGTGCGAGTGGAACAAATGGTGTTAATGGGGCTACTGGGCCAACTGGCCCTACAGGTGCGACAGGGCCTGCGGGGGCGACAGGCAATGTAGGTGCTACTGGTCCCACGGGGCCTACAGGGGCAACAGGATTGACTGGTGCCACAGGTCCTACAGGGGCTACTGGTCCCACAGGGGCTACTGGAATTACCGGAAACACGGGGGCGACAGGGCCTACTGGGCCTACAGGACCAACCGGTCCTACAGGAGCGACCGGTGCTACAGGGGCTACTGGTCCCACAGGTCCACAGGGTATCGAAGGGGATATGGGGCCAACAGGTCCACAGGGTGTTCAAGGTATACAAGGTGTCGTTGGATCTACCGGACCTACTGGTCCTACAGGGCCAATCGGAGTAACAGGGGCAACAGGTCCTACTGGCCCAACTGGCGCTACAGGGCCAACTTCCACTGTTCCCGGACCCACAGGACCCACAGGTGCAACGGGTAGCACAGGTCCAACTGGCCCTACAGGTGCGACAGGGCTTACCGGTTCAACTGGACCTACTGGACCTACTGGTCCAATTGGTCCTACTGGCCCCCAAGGGGTACAGGGTATACAAGGGGTACAAGGTAATGTTGGACCGGTAGGTCCTACAGGAGCAACTGGCCCTACCGGTCCAACAGGCCCCCAAGGAATTCAAGGCGCAACAGGCCCCACAGGGGCACAAGGCATCCAGGGGCCAACAGGCGCTACCGGTCCGACAGGCGCTATTGGCACTACTGGACCCACAGGAACTCAAGGTATCCCCGGAGTTAGCGGTGATGGTGGTGGAGTGTTCCCAATTTGGGGGGAAAGAAACGCCAGTATATCTGCTGGTAACTACTTCGCCTTTGGAAATGGAGGAAACAACGCTGCTGCTGGGGTAGATATCTATCAGGACTGTGAACTTGATGGGTTAAGCATACGGGGTGCGTCAGCCTTCACGGCTGAAACAATAATTGAAGTGTATAAAAATGGTACTGCTACAGGGAAAACGCTTACTGTAGCGAATGGTGGGGTCTCAGGTTACAATGATGGTTTAGCACTGACCTTTTTGGCTGGCGACAAGTTTGCTATCAGGGTTAATTCTGGTTCGGGCGGAACTGTTGTCGTCGCTGCGGGATGGTTTCTTACCAATGGTGCCAAAGGGATACAGGGCGTCACGGGCCCTACTGGTGCTACTGGCCTCACAGGTGCGACCGGGCCGACCGGCTCCACAGGATTGACAGGGCCTACTGGGCCGACAGGTGCCCAAGGTATCCAAGGGATTCAGGGTATTCAAGGCGTTACCGGACCTACTGGCCCTACCGGTTTAACAGGAGCAACTGGACCTACTGGCCCGACCGGCGCTCAAGGCATCCAAGGTGTCACGGGACCCACTGGGGCAACCGGTCTAACGGGAGCCCAAGGTATTCAAGGACCCACTGGATCGCAAGGAATCCAAGGACCTACCGGACCTACTGGGGCTACAGGAACTACCGGAGCAACTGGACCTACGGGCGCTACAGGTTTAACGGGTGCTACTGGTCCTACAGGAGCGCAGGGTATACAAGGCGTGACTGGTCCTACGGGGGCTACGGGACTTACGGGTGCCACTGGGCCCACTGGTGCTCAAGGAAACATTGGCCCCACAGGTCCACAGGGTGTTCAAGGGCCTACAGGGCCTACAGGGCCTACGGGTGCTACAGGTCTCACTGGAGCGACAGGAGCGACAGGACCAGCTGATTCAGGAACGCTGACAACAAAAGGTGATCTTCTTACTCGCACGTCCACAGCTCTCTCTCGGTTACCAGTCGGAGTAACAAACGGTCATGTCCTAACCGTCGATTCGGCCCAGACAACTGGACTTGCATGGTCGGCTATCCCCACTAATGCACCGGTTGACGCAACCTATGTCACACTTACTACAAACGGCACATTGACTAACGAACGAGCGCTAACTGGTGGAACCGGTATTACCGTTACAGACGGTGGAGCTGGTACTACAGTGACAGTAGCAACATCAGCAATACTTCCTACCCTAATAGATTCTAAGGGTGACCTACTTGTTGGAACTGCAGACAATACTGTTGCCAGGTTGGCAGGAAGCGTCACAAATGGACAAGTACTAACGGTAAACACTGCCCAAACAACGGGGTTAGCTTGGGTTACACCAACAACACCAGCTCCAGTTGGTGCTCAATACGTTGTACTTAGCACAGACGCAACCCTTACTAGCGAGCGTGTATTAACAGCCGGTACTGGTATTACTATTACTGATGCTGGTGCAGGGTCCACAGCAACAGTGGCAACATCCGCAGTTCTGCCCACTATAGTGGACGCCAAGGGTGACCTGATTGTTGCTACGGCAAATGACACCGTGGCTCGTCTTGCAGTGGGAGCCACAAATGGTCATGTACTAATGGTTGATTCAGCGCAAACGACTGGTGTAAAATGGGATGCAGTTAGCATTTCTAACGAGGACGATCAAATAATACTTGCAAACCAGATATTTTCATAGGAGATTAATATGGCAACATTTGCAAAACAAAATCTTTCTGCATCAACAAATGGAAGAGGCATACTTGTTGGTACAACTGACACAACAATTCATACTGGTTCTACAACTACAACGGTGTATGACGAAATATGGTTGTACGCCACAAATGTGACGACATCGGCGTCTAAGTTAACTGTCAAGTGGGGCGGTACGACTGAGGCTGGCGACTTTATTGAGCAACTGATCCCTGGAGAATCTGGTTTGATACTTGTGGTTCCTGGATTGCTAATTCGTGGTGTAGCTACTGCCTTAATTGTGCGTGCGACTGCTGCAGATGCCAACGCTCTTGTTATTCATGGATATGTAAATCGAATCTCATGAGTAAACGTGACCGCAGTGATTCTGGTGGCCTTGTCACGAAGTTCGGTTCTCCACCACAGTATGTGAACCGTCTCGCTCAAGTGACAGCAACACAATCTGTTGGTAACCCGACAGCATTTACGACTGGTAATTATAAAGGGTTCACCTTTACTGGTTCAGGCTCATTAGTTGTGTCAAATGACATTCTTAGAGAAGTTGAATTAATAGTAGTTGGTGGAGGCGGTGGAGGCGGTGCTCAAAGTTCAGGAACAGGAACAGGCAACGCAACGGGGGGAGGAGGAGCGGGAGGAGTATGTGTTACCGAATTAATTCTTCTTTCTGGGACATACACCGTTGTAATTGGTGCGGGGGGGCCGGGAGCAACTAGCTCTAGTGTTCCCGGTTCTAATGGTGGATACTCTAGTTTTGATACGATAGTAGTACTAGGTGGTGGAGGCGGTGGATCTACTTCGAGTACCTCTGGTAGTGAAACTGCAGGGACAAGTGGGGCAAGTGGAGGAGGAACCTCTGTTAGAGGTACGGCTGCTCTGGGTGGGGTAGGAAGCGCATATGTATCTGGTGTAACCGGTAATAACGGTGGGTATAGTGTTCTTGGCGGAGGAGGAGGAGGAGGAGGAGGTTATGCTTCTGCTGGAAACGCTGGAACTACAACAAATGGTGGAAATGGTGGTTCTGGTATAACCACAACAATTACAGGATCCTCTCTTTCTCTTGCTGGAGGCGGAGGAGGAGGAGCCGGGGGTACGGATACACCGGGATCAGGAACTGACGGGGGAGGAAACGGAAGAAATGGGGTTGCTGGGTTAAGTGCAACAGCAAATAGCGGGGCCGGGGGCGGCGGAACTGGAGGTGCTACGACACTTCTTTCTGGGGGTAATGGCGGCTCTGGTACCGTTATTATTAGGTGGCCACTATGAATGAATTATACGCTGCGCTCATTATTAATGGAGTTGTGGAACAAGTAATTATTGGTACTTCTCAATGGGCAAACGAAAACTTGGGCGGTCTATGGATTGCCTCAGAAACACTTGTTGGTATTGGCTGGACATGGGATGAAACAAATGGATTTCAGCCACCTATTACTCCCGAAGAACCTATGGAATAGTAAAACGTGTACTTTTAATTATTTAGTATTCATGTTCCCCGTGGTAGCATATAGGAGTTCTGTATTAAACTTATCGTAGTTCCCAATTACGAAACCACACCTCTACCGGGGAGACATTAATGGCAACAAACTTTCCTGTATCTCTTGATACATTAGAAAACCCGGACCCCACAGACGTTCTGGATGACCCATCACATGCTGCCCAGCATGCTAATGCGAACGACGCTATTGAAGCCATTCAAATAAAAGTTGGTATTAATGGGTCTGTAGTTACTACCTCACATACCTATAAGATTGGACAGTTAGAGTCTGAAGTTTCAACGCTAGGGACTGAAGTAACGGACCTAGCAGACACCGTGGCAGGTTTGTCGTTAACAGCAGGCCCACAAGGACCAACCGGACCAACCGGACCGACTGGCCCAACGGGTCCACAAGCAAACGACATCCCACTAAGCGGATCTCAGAAAACAGCATCCTATACACTTGTATCTGGGGACACGGGTAAGTACATCCAAATTGGGTCTGGTGGATCTATAGTTGTTCCCACTGGGGTGTTTTCCGCTGGGAAAGTTGTTGTGCTTGTTAATAACACCTCAGGGAGCGTCAACATAACATGCTCTGCTGTCACCTCTTATGTGGCTGGCTCTAACACAGCTGTAACCTCTCTTTCATTAGTAACTCGTGGCGTTGCCACAGTTCTATTTTTAAGCGCTACGTCTTGTATTATCTCAGGGAACGTCGTCTAATAACGTATGGCTGGTATCCACGCACCCTTTTCTAGTTTTCGACCTGTTCTAGTAGCTACTGGTGGAGAAATCACAGAAATTAATGGCTACCGTATACATACATTTCGGGCTTCTGGTACTTTCACCGTAGTACAACCTTACAGAGTCTCTAAAACCATTGAATACTTAGTTGTAGCCGGTGGTGGTGGAGGTGGAGATGCTGGAGGAGGAGGCGGGGGTGTTGTAGTAGGCAGTTCTGAGGTTTCAGCAACCAGTTATACCGTTACAGTTGGAGCCGGAGGGGCGTCAGCCACAAGTTCAGTTGCTGCCACGCCAGGATCTAACTCCTCTATAGGGGCTTTGGCTACTGCTACCGGTGGGGGTTTTGGTGGAAGTGCCACAAACGGAGGACCCGGTGGTTCTGGTGGTGGTGGATCAGGAATTACCGAGACTTTATTTACAGGTGGCGCTGGCACCTCAGGACAAGGATTTGCTGGCGGAAATGGTGGTTTAGGAGATTACGGGTACGTTGGGGGGAGTAAGTCAGGCGGAGGTACGTTTAATGGAGCATACGGCGGTGGCGGTGGCGGTGGCGGTGCAGGAGCTGTCGGAGCAACGGGGGGCAACGCTTCTGGGAATAACTCTAATGGTCACGCTACTCTAGGCGGCAATGGTGGTAATGGTGGTAATGGGGTATCGAATAACTATTCTGGCGATTCAGTAACCTACGGTGGAGGAGGAGGAGGACGAGGAGGCTTTGCCTCGTCTCCTGGAACAAGCGGAACCAACGGTGCTGGCGGCACTGGTGGTGGGGGAGCAGCATTAGTCGCTGGAACCGCTAACCTAGGTGGCGGAGGAGGGGCAGGAGCCCCCGGTGGATCTGGAATTGTCATTATAAGGTATAGAATTTAATATGGCATACTTCGCTGAGCTAGATAAAAACAGTATTGTTCTACGTTGTGTGTCTATACCAGACGAAGACTGTCTTGATAGTGCTGGAAATGAATCAGAAAAGATCGGTATAGCAACTTGCAAAAAACTGTTTGGATCTACTAAGTGGAAACAAACATCATACAATGGTCGTATCCGTCTTAACTTTGCTGGGCCAGGGATGTTGTACCACGCTGGGAAAGACGTGTTTGTGCACCAACCTCCACACCCATGGTACGAACTTGGAGATGACTACGCCTGGCATTCTCCAGTTGGGGTGCACCCTGATACAGGGGAACCTTTACAGGACTGGCAATGGCGATACTTAGAAGTTGCCTATAGTCTGATCCCCAATTATGCTAACCTCTGACACACTTAATAGGAGGCACAAAGCGTGATAGGAAAAAGAACTTTTGAAGGCGGAGACGGTATGGGTATGGTAGATGAACCGTGCCCAATTACTTACTTTCCAGATGACCCAAACACCGAGGTGCGTCGCCTCACAAGAACCAAGGACGATGCCCCTATTTTCTTTGTGGATTACGTATTACGTGATGAAACTTTGTACGCTCTATATCTAGAGGTTTATCCCGACTACCGAGGGAAAGACTGGATACAGTATTTAAACTTTAATAAAGAAACATTTGAAAGTAACTACGCAGAATTTGGTAAGTTCAACAAGTCCGTGTGGGTTAACACATCCAACTTTGCTCATAGCTCTCTTGAAATGGCCCTAGAAAAACGAGTGCAACTAAGTCAAGAAGGTTTCCTGGATCAAGGTGAGATCTTTGTGCAGGGCTCAATGATGGAGTATGTTGACACTCGGGAACAAGAATAATCACACGCCAATGAAGGTTGCTGTTTACACAATCACAAAAAACGAAGAACAGTTCATTGAGCGATGGGCAGCATCTTGTAAGGAAGCTGATTACCGACTTATTGTTGATACTGGGTCCACAGATAACACCATATTCATTGCAGAATTAGCAGGATGTCATGTATCCCACATACATGTGGCACCATGGCGTTTTGATGATGCTCGGAACGCTGCCCTCTCCTTAGTCCCCGACGACATCGATTACTGTATTGCTCTTGATGCAGATGAGGTCCTAGTAGAAGGTTGGCGAGAGGCTTTAGAAAAGGTAGACCCACAAGTCACTCGCCCACGATACAAGTACGTATGGTCATGGACACCTGACGGTGGAGAGGGACTGTCTTATTCAGGAGACAAAATACATGCACGTACTGGCTATCGATGGGTCCACCCAGTACATGAGGTCATTACCCCCGTGCACCATGAAATACAGGGTTGGACAGACCTACAAATACACCACTACCCTGATAACACTAAGTCTCGTTCCCAGTATCTCCCATTACTAGAACTAGCAGTTAGAGAACGCCCAGATGATGATCGTAACCGATTTTACTTAGGGCGCGAATTGATGTACCACCAACGGTATGAGGAAGCGAAAGAACACTTTAAGCGCCACTTAGAGTTATCATCCTGGGCCCCTGAAAGAGCTACGTGTATGAGGTACCTAGGTGTAGTAACCGGTGAGCGGGAAAAATGGAGTATATTGGCATGCGCCGAAGCCCCTAACCGTAGAGAGCCATGGGTTGACCTTGCTCGTGTATACTACGAAAATAAAGACTGGGAATCATGTCTGTACGCTTCCACGAGAGCACTAAGGATTCAAGAAAAGCCCCTTGAGTATCTTTGTGAAGAGCAAGCGTGGGGGTCACTCCCATACGATCTTGCTGGCATTGCCTGTTGGTATTTGGGTATGCCAGATAGAGCCTTGATATATACTATGAAGGCTCTTGAAATTAACCCAAACGATGAACGTGTTAAACAAAATGCGTTGATGATGGGGGCTCATACAAAGAAAGACTAGGGATGGCCCGGAACGCAATTATCCAAGTTCGACATGCCACAGAGGCTAACTGGTCATTGTCAACTCTGATTCTTGCAAGTGGTGAAATAGCATTTGCAACTGATACACGTAGTTTCAAAGTTGGGGATGGCACTAAGACTTGGACTGAACTACCGTTTTCTCCGAATACAGAATTGCCTGACCCACTAATAGTTAACTCTTTATCTTTTAATACAGACGCTGGTGTAACGTTAACCACGGAGGGCCAACTAGCCTGGGATATTGACTACGGAACTATTGATCTGCGTATGGCAGATAATGTTATACAACATATAGGTCAAGAAGTGTTTTATCAAGTACAGGCAGACGAGGCCCTAACCAAGGGTGACCTAGTAATGGCTGTTGGCACTCTTGGTGCCTCTGGTGTTATCAAAGTAGCAAAAGCCAGAACCTCATACGGGTTGCTCACAAACATTCAATCACAAAGATTGATGGGCTTAGCAGCGTCAAATATAGCTAACGGAGAACGTGGGTACATACTACACTTCGGCAAACTTCGTAAAATTGACACAACCCAATGGCAAGAAGGGGATATTCTTTATGCCGACCCGTCTACCCCAGGTGGTCTGACTGCTACTCAACCGGCAGCCCCTAATTGGAAGACTCTTATTGCCCTTGTCGTTACCGATCATGCAAACAATGGTGAATTATTTGTACGCCCAACGTTTGGGTCCCAGCTATCAAATGATGAATCAGTAACTCTAACTAACCCACAAGCTGGTCAAGCTCTTATTTACGACAGTTCTGGGGTATGGGTAAACGGTGATATTAATGCTAGTGACACATCTGACTCTATTTTGGCTGGTCAAGTATTTGGGTAATACCACCACCTGCTCAGTGGTAGAATACAACTAAGTTCTGTACCTTTCAGGAGGCTCTTGCGTATGTCATACACTCTTCCTATATCCCCTATGATAAAACCATCGTCCCTAAGCGGTAAAGAAAACGGCAAACTTCCCGATTCTTCTCTAACAACGATTGGTGTAGGTAGTGCACGTATGGAGAAGACCGCTGCTCGTTCATTCATGGCGATGTTTGCGGAAGCACGTACGCAAGGGTTTGTTATTAAACACGTAGGTGACTACCGGTCCTTTGAAGCGCAAAAGAATCTATTTGTATCACGGTATGATCCAGTTAACAAATCTATTTACGATGGTACCCCGTCTACCCGGCGTAAGGTATGGGATAAGGCCATACAGCACGGATACCCCTCTATGTACTGGGTAAAGAAACTAATAAATGGGAGGTACCCAGCAACTGCCGCTACGCCGGGCCAATCTAACCACGGTTGGGGTCTTGCTCTCGACATTGCTGAAGAATACGATAACGATACCGCCCCTGACCCCATACGAGAGGGGTTTGTTAGGTGGTTAATAGGTAACGCACACCGCTATGGTATCTCCGCAGAACTACAAAGTGAGCCGTGGCATTGGAGGTACGTAGCCGGAGACAACATCCCGATTGCTACGCAACTCTACGAAAAGAATGGGGTTTCACCAATTGACACGTCTGGACCAGCGTTAGTCTTTGCGTACCCAGGGACACCCATACGGATGGGGTCAAAAGGGGATACCGTAAAGTTAGTACAGGCCGTGGTTGGGGCAACCCCAGACGGGGACTTTAGCTCTGTCACTGAGCGGAGGGTAAAAGATTGGCAGTCCCGGAATGGTTTGTTAGCGGACGGAGTAGTTGGTCCTGTAACATGGAAAAAGATGTTTGGCTGATAGGAGAAGAATATGGCAGTTAGGATTCAATTTAGACGTGGTACCGCCGCTGAATGGTTTAGTACAAATCCAATCCTCGCCGTTGGTGAGGTTGGGTTTGAGACAGACACCAGAAAGTTCAAGATCGGTACAGGAGATAAACGATGGAACGATGTTAGTTTCCCGTATTACGCTCAGGGGACAATTACCAGTGTTATAGCTGGTGGTGGTTTGACAGGAGGCGGTTCTAATGGGGAAGTTACCTTGTCCCTGGATTCTGCTGTCCTAACCGGTACGGTTTTCAATAACCGAGGTGACCTTCTTACGGCTACTGCTAATAATGAGCCGTCGTTGCTTCCGGTAGGCTCAACTGACTTCGATGTTCTACAAGTAACTTCAACTTCAGTAAATGGGCTTTCATATGGAAAAGTGAAAAGCACAGCTATTGAGAACAACGCTATCACCGAAAGTAAAATATTAGACACAAGTGTTAGCACATCAAAAATACGTGATTTGTCAATCAGCACCGAGAAGATAATAAACGGAGCTGTTACAGATACAAAGTTAGCAAGCAACTCAGTTGTTACATCAAAGATTAACAACGGAGCAGTAACCACAGATAAGTTAGCTACGAGTTCTGTCACTACTGACAAAATCGCAGACCTTGCTATTACAGGGTCAAAATTTGCAGATAACATTATTACATCGGCAAAGATTGCAAACGGCACAATTGTTAATGACGACATAAGTGCTTCGGCTGGTATTGATTTAACAAAACTAAATACCGGGAACTTGCCAACTGCCATTAAAACTGTATCTGGAAATTACACAGATAGATCCATCACCGTCAGTAAATTGAGCAACACGGCTGGGTCTGAAGGTATTGGGGTATGGCAATCATGGACACCTACTGTTAGTGGTCTCACTACTTCTCAATGGGATATTATTTATTCCAAATACATGAAATTAAATAATACGTGTCAAGTGCATACAGCTATTCGTGTTAAGGACACCCCTAGTAGACTTAATACAAACGTATCGTTTGATCTTCCCTTAGTACCGGTGTTTGCTGCAAATTTGCAGTCTGGAGACAAGATCGCAATTGGATCATTCTTACACCAGAGTGATGAAGAACGTTATTTCCGCTGGTGGTACGGTGGTTCTACGACTGCTATTTACCGCAACGGGGTAGTCATTCCTTGGGGTGGATGGCGTTATTGGTGGTATTACAGCCGGTACAACTACGATTTTTACTTTGATGTGCAGACTAACGACGTTATTTCGTTTACCGTAACTTACGAAGTAGCCTAATATGCCCAGGCGTAGGGGGTTAGACCCGAACGCCATAGAGCGTATTCGGGATGATTTAAACAGGGGATTTAAAGACACACGACCAGCGCCTCCTGAAGACCCTGAAGAGTTCGTGCGGCCCAGCTTTATAGCATCTCGGGCTGATGAAGAGGTCTATACGGTTGGTAAGGCAGAACAGTACTACCAGGGGCCTTGGTTCAGTACGAGAGTCGCTCAACATGCTTTTGTACCGCTTGATGAAAACGGAAACCCTTATGAAAGGGATAAATTCATCCCTTCTCAGCAGTACCAGATGAGTAATGCCACGTACGGTAAAACAAAGATTCCTGATATGGAACACGGGCCATACGGGCTCGTGTTCGTTAAGTGGCAAAAAAGTGGAAAACAGGGTGGGGTGACCGTGTATGGAATAGGAACCTTAATACCATTATCTGTATATCGTATATTTAAAGATTACTATTCTAAAGGAAGAGCAGTAGTACATTTACTTGAATCATATGATTTTAGTAATAACGGAACAAGTCATCCGATGTTTAGTCGGTCGGGGATAAGCTGAGATTTGGCGGAAAACAACATATGATATGGGTATCAATTTGTGTAAGCACTGTAGCTATTGTGACTATGGTCACAATATCAACAGGCTATAAACATCTCAATACAGTCTGGATAGCAGGACCGATCTATTGGATTGTTAGGGACTCGGATCAAACTAAGAGGTTCCCGGTTTCCTTATCCTTTGGGTTCATGAGGCAGACCTCCCACCCATGGAAAACAGGATGGGGAGTACAGGTACGGGTATGTAAATACATATACCAGTTTGGTGTATGCCGTAAACCAAGAGGCCTTGATGACCAGTCTGGTTTACTTTATGCTGTAAAAGGCCGTATACTTGATACTCCCATTACTGAAATTGGAGAGTGGCAATGAGATTGTTCATTAAAACGAAGGAAGCAGACAGCAAAGCTAAGCCCGAGCAGATCGGTCGTATTGTTCGTATGGATACCCCATCCCTATTGAACTGGATGGACACCACGATAATGGGTCTCGGTGAAGTCTTTGATAAGTGGCGTTACCACGGTCTACCAGACGAAGAAGTTGGAACACACCTAAATGTTATTAACGCTATTTGGGATGAGGTACTTAGTCGGAAAGAGTGACTAAACTAATAAAATGGATCAAGTATTAGAGGATGTCGTAGAAGATGAAGGCCTTCTTGCAGAAGAGATGCAAGAAGAACTTGACGAGACCTCTGCCGAGTTTATTGATCAGCTAGTACTAAAACTAATTCTCTTCCTGGAAGAGTTCTGCAATGTCACCCTGTTCCCATACCAGGTTCCAATCGCCTACCGGCTGATTCAATCCATTGTCATTGGAGATGGTGAAGAAATGACTGTCGTGGCGACTCGCCAGTCAGGTAAATCTGAAGTCCTGTCTAACGTCATTGCTTCGTTGATGGTCATCCTTCCTAAGCTGGCTAAGGTGTATCCCACCTGGTTGGGCAAATTTGAGAATGGTTTCTGGTGTGGGGTTTTTGCCCCAACGGAGGATCAGGCTGACACAGTATTCAGCCGTGTCGTAAACAAGTTGACCAGTGAGCACGCTATGGATTTCCTGTTAGATCCAGAGATTGATGACAAGGCATCATCTGGTGGCTCCCGTGGTAAGGGAAAGATCATCAGCCTAAAGCACTCCGGCTCCCTTTGCCGGATGCAAACCTGTAACCCTAAGGCCAAGATTGAATCCAAAACCTACCACTTTGTCATGATTGACGAGGCCCAAGAGGCTGACGAGTTCATGATCACCAAGTCGATCAAGCCCATGTTGGCGTTCAATAACGGATCTATTGCTCTTACTGGAACGGCCACCAGGAACAAGTCCTACTTCTACAAGATGATTCAGTTCAATAGGAGACGAGACGTAAACGGAAAGCGTAGTCACCGTCAGACTCATTTTGAGTACGACTGGAGGACTGCGGCAAAGTACAACGAGAACTACTCTAAATTCATCTCCAAAGAAAAGGTTCGCATCGGAGAAGACTCTGATGAGTTCCAGATGTCCTACTGCAACAAGTGGATTCTGGAAAAAGGAATGTTTGTAACTGACGACCGCCTATCCAGTCTGTATGACCCCTCTATGGCCCTGGTTAAACAATGGTGGCGTACCCCAGTCGTAGTCGGTATCGACGTAGCCCGCTCCAATGACTCTACAGTTGTGACGGTTGTGTGGGTGGATTGGGATCATCCTGATGGCTTTGGTTTCTACGAACACAGAGTCCTGAACTGGCTAGAAATCAATAACGAGGAATGGGAATCCCAGTACTTTGAGATCATTGACTTCCTACGAAACTATGATGTGTACCGTATTGGGGTGGATGCCCAGGGTGTTGGTGGGGCAGTGGCAGAACGTCTCCAGGTCCTCCTTCCCCAGATTGAAGTCACTTCTGTCTCCTCAGATGCCAAGACTCAGAATGAGCGCTGGGTACACCTAACAGAATTGATTCAGCGTGGTCAATTGATTATTCCTGGTCATTCCAAGGCACGACGAGTACGTACCTGGAAACGCTTTAATCAACAGATGCTGGACCTTGAAAAGGTATATCGGGGCCCGTATCTTTTAGCTGCCGCCCCGGATGAGAAGGGGGCTTTCGATGACTACCCAGATAGTTTAGCAATAGCATGTTCTATGTCATTTGCTGATACAATGCCTGTAGTAACAGTTTCTGAGAACCCGTTCTTTTCCAGATAATATAGGAGTTTATAATGGCTGCTTTTCTTGCCCCAATCCTAGGACGTGTCGCTGCCGGAGCGGCTGCTAAGGCTGCAGGAGGCGGGTTAGGCCGTAAATTAGCAACTAGCTATATTACCGGTAAGGTAGTTGGTGGGGTAGCTAATGCCGTAGGTAGTGTAGTTGGCGGATTGAATGACGTAGCTGAGCAACCTCTTAATCCTGCGTACTACTCGAACCCATTAACGCCAGAATACAGCGACCGTTCCGGTTGCTTTGGTACTGGATGTTCCGAAGTCTCTTAGATCACCATAAAAATGTGGTAATCTACAATTACCAATATAACTCCCCTAGGAGGAATAATATATGAATGTTGCCCCCGCCCCCATGTTCCCAGAAAAGGGTACTCCGGTATTTGAGCGTTCCTTGGCACCGAGCATCCCCGGTAACCGTGGACCTCTGCGTTTTGAGGAGGGTGTGGCTACTGACACGGACGTTCCGAATGACTTCGGTCGTGGTGCATACGCTGACACCGCTCCGTCGCCGCGTCGCATGAACCACAATAACCCGGAGATGTTCTACAAGTACCCAGAAGAGACCATGCGTGAACGTGCCCACGTTGGTTCTGCTACGTGGATTGAGGCTCCGGCTATGCTTGGTGACTTCGTCCAGGGTGCAATGTCGGGTGATGGTATGCCGACCTTTGAGTACGCCTATAACAATGGTGGCTATCAGAAGCGTCCGGCTCCGACCGCAGTCTACGACTGAGATTATCCCCAGAAGGGGGTAATTTATGGCGTCGAAGAAAAAGGGCAGAAAGCCCGCACGATCATCTGGTAATGAAAGTTTTGTAGACGACTATCTTTTTTGGGGTAGTAAAGAACTACCTAACAAGGGACAGTTGGACAAAACTATGGGGGAAACCCGTGGTGGCAACGCTTTAACTGGTCTTGACTTTACTATTACCAAGGCAGAGGAAAGTCTCAAAGCAGGCAATATTAATGAGGCTTCACGAAAGAAGCGTGTCGATCAAATAAGATCAGCACAGTATCTAAAAGACAGCGGAGTAGTAAAAGACAAACCTACTACTATACGCACCATGTCTAACCAATTTGCTGGATACTTTGATGCTGGTTTAGCAAGAGAAGAGACCGAGGGTCCTGGGGCATCAGGAGCTGGCTGGTACTTTGAGCACCACCGGATGCAAGAAGACACAGCCGCCCCAGAAGCAGGTCTTACTTCCCGTCAGCGGGCTGCCATGGGCGGACACTTGTCTGCTAGCAAAACACCAGAAGATGAACGAGTCAGTCTGTCAGGAGTTAGCCATTTAGTATCTACTCAGAGTGGTAAACAGTTTGGTGATCGGTTAATCAAAGATATACCTAGCGCAGAACTTGGGGATATAGCTGCTAATGCCAGCTCGTGGAATGCATATGATGAAGATACTAAGGCAGGAAAACGCAAATCGACTCCCGAAGGTGCTAGACCGGACTTTGGGGATGATGATGATCTTAGAGTGTCAATGGTTAATGCCGGGAGAGCGCACGCTCAAAACGTTGGCACAGCCCTAGATGTCGCTCGTGGGAATATAACACCGGAAGAATCGTTTAATGTACGAACCACCCCAAAGACTGCATCTTACGCTGAGATGACCGCTAGTTCAGTGCCGGGAAGTCTTGTGGAGGGTGATTACCGAAACATCACACGACACCTAGTTGATGTACGAGCAGGTCGGGTTAGTAAAGACCAGGGAATGATGGTGTTTAGCCAAGAAGAGGGTGCTCAGCGTCCCCATGCCATTAGCTCTAGATCACCTACTGCTATAGATACCTGGATGAACGCAGCAGCATCTGGGCAACCAGCTTTCCATAAAAACGTTAATGACAAAGGTAAGCCAGTAGGTAAAGGCGTCCGAGTTTCAAAGAAGTTAACTGACAAAGGTATGCCACTAGATGCTACTGCCTATGGTAAAGAAAGATTAGGATTAAAAGACACCGGAGCGGGTGTTACTCCAGAAGCAGCTGTGTCAGCTCATTTGAATGAGGCTGTAAGGAAAACTAGCGAAAACGTTATTGGTCCAATATCTTTTGACCAGTTCGGTGAAAAGATATTTACCCCGTCTTCTCTAATTCAAGAAGTAGTATGGACTGAGAAACGTCGTCAGGCTGGTGCTGATAAAGATTATACTCCTGTTTTTGACAAGGACAAAGGTAAGTTCACTGGGGCTGTATCAAAAGAGAAGGTTGCCAAGGACCAGGAGGCTGCCAAAGCAGAAAAAGATGCTGCTAAAGAACGCAAGGCTCTTAAAAAGCAACAGCCAGATCAACAGCCAGATCAACAGCTAAGTTTTCCTGGATTTTAAGGAAGTAAACAATGGCCCGTAAATATAAAGCAAAAGGATCCCGAGCAGGTATGCAGAGGGGTGAGTTGACACCTGGTGAAATCCAGAAGAACGCCCCAAAACCAAATGATGGATTTACTATCCGGGCTACAGGACGTGGTGTTGGTAAACCCGCACGCAATGTATTCTCAACTGGCTACGCCCCTGATACAGGACGGGGTGCAGAAGTAGCGATTGACCCTAACATGCCTGTCGAAGAGCAAATGAGTACATTTAATAAAAACAAATTAGATGTGCTTGGGTCCTCTGGCGGTCCGTTTGCTCTGGGTGGGTGGAATGACCCGGAAACTGGCAAGGTCCAGATGGACACGTCTGTTTTAACTCCCCGAACAATGGGTGGGTTATCGGCTGCTCTCCATATTGCCTCTGAGGGCTCTCAAGAGTCCGTTGGTAACCTTGGTAAGAAGGGGTATGAGGGGGATATAGCCCTACCAAGTCATCTCCAGAAAAACCAATTCGTATACCCCGAATCAACAACCGTAGAGGATCTGGGCAACGTTGGGACTTCTGGACGCCGACGTGTACGTATTACCCCATCTCGTCAGGAGATGGTGAACGTTGAGGCTGAGGAGATTGGTCGATCGATGGGCCTTCCCGATGATCTCTCTAACTTAGGTATGAAATTGGCTTAACACACCATTTTGGTGTACAACCAAAATAGGTACTCTCTGCTATCCTCGTTACTCCGACACACTAAAGGAGCAACGATGACTTCCTCAGAGATCCACAAACTCATTTCTTATTTGGGTAGAATTATCCCTCGTGGGCACCACGAAGAACAGGAACTTATTCGTTTGCTAAACTCGCTGCATAAACTGACTATGCGCCAAAAGGAAAAAGAAGCGGCGTAGTTCCTGGTTACAACAAGGAGTACAAATGGCCAACGCAAGTAAGTTGATACAAGAAATAGAACGTCGAAGCCCAGAGGACCTCAGACAACAGTGTCGTTTCACGCGCATCAAAGAACAGATGTCTGATGAAGAACGCTCTAGTATTGAACGTGCCGAGGAATCGGTAAAGATGGATACCGGTAATGGTAGAACTCGTACGTACTCGGCTCGCTGGTTATCAAACGTTTTGACTAAGTGTGGGTACCCAATAAGTGATAGTACTATCCTCCGCCATATCAATGGGCGGTGTGGCTGTGAGTGATCTCGTAAACGAACTTAAGAATCAAGATCGTCGTGACAAGTTAGGACGCATCTCCGAACTTCTTGAGAACAACAACATTGATCTTGCAGACGTTGGGGATATTAAGCGTGTATCTCTGTACCAGTCCATTATCAAGAATAAAGATGGTGAGGCTGAGACTCAGGACCTCACCGCTATTCAGTTCAGCCCAAAATGGGAAAGTGGGCCCGATTGGCCAACGATTGAACCAGGGCCTGCATACAAACTACCTGCATTTAAAGGGGCTTCACGCCCCAGTTCTTCAGATTACGAGACTGCTGTAATCCTTCCAGATATTCAAATTGGGTATTACCGAATGAAGGATGACGCCCTTGACGCTACGCATGATGAAGAAGCGTTGTCAGTTGCTCTTGAAATTACTAAGTCAATCAAGCCAACTAAGATTATTTTGTTGGGTGACAACTTAGACTTCCCAGAGTTTGGGAAGTACCGACTAAGCCCTGCTTACCAACGCACAACCCAAGCAACTATTGATCGCGCTACAACACTGTGCGCTCAGCTTCGTTCAATTGCGCCCAATGCTGAGATCGTTTGGCTTGCTGGTAACCATGAAGAACGGTTACCACGAATGCTCATTGACAATGCGATTTCTGCATTCGGGTTACGTAAAGGAAATGCTCCAGAGTCTTGGCCGGTAATGAGTGTTCCATACCTGTGCCGAATGGACGAGTATGGGATTACATATCTGCCAGGTTACCCAGCAGCGAACTACTGGGTTAACGAGCGCCTTAAGATTATTCATGGCACCCGTGTGAAGTCCAGTGGGTCTACAAGCCATTTATATTTGAATTCTGAAAAGGTGTCCGTGATCTACGGGCACATCCATAGGCGTGAATGGAATGAAAAGACCCGTGGAGACTGGGATGGACCCAAGACCATCATGGCGGCATCACCAGGATGTCTCGCTAAGGTGTCTGGAGAAGTTCCTTCAACAAAGGGGGGTCTGGATCTTGATGGACGCCCTCTCACCGTAGTAGAAGACTGGCAACAGGGCCTGGCAGTAGTTACCTACCAGCCGACAGGTGAATCACGATTCTTTTATGAGCAGGTTCCCATCCATGATGGTGAAGCCTTCTACAGAGGGAAGATTTACCATGCCGCGCCGTAGGAAAGTCAACCGTGAGCACCTACCTAAATTAGTACTTATTGAATGGATTGATGCTTTCGATGGGCACCCTGGTTGGGTTGACTTGGAGTTGTACCGTCCGCATGTTATGAAACCAGTTACGGTTGGTTGGTTAGTCCCAGACTTTATGGAGGGACACATCACTTTGATGGGCTCATACCTCATTGACAAAAATGATGACAGTCATGTACATTATAGTACTCCCTCTCATATCCCAGAGGGAATGGTACAATCTATAACGTATCTGGATGTACCAGGTACGATAGAGGGCGTAACTGATGTCTCATAAAGTTATTAGAGGTTCTAATGCCGATTGATTTCTGGTCCCCAAGTTATAGGGCTTCCTCTAGTGACCTGACCGTCTCAATATCCCCTTTGGGCCTTGTAGAGCTTGCTGACGAGGAGTTTGAAGTTCATGGCCCCCGCCTAAATCGTTATGGGTCCTGCTGGGCGTGGTATCTGGGTCACCACTGGTCGTACCGTCGTGAGATGGGCGAACAGAACATCACAATGAACTACACCAGGACACTGTCCGATTACATTACTAACTTCTGTTTTGGTAAAGGTGTGCAGTTTAAATGTCCTGAACAAAACTCAGCAATCATTCCTCACCTTCTACAGACAGTCTGGGAAACTCATAACAATAAGCATTACTTGTTGTGGGAAATGGGGCAGCTGGCTGGTGTTACCGGTGACTGCTTTGTCAAAGTGGCATATGAAGAACCCTATGAGGACAGTATCGGTCTCCAACATGAGGGGCGCATTCGTATCATCCCTCTCAATCCGGCTCATTGTTTTCCGGAGTATCACCCCCATGACCGTGATCGTCTGTTGCGATTCAAATTAAAGTACCGCTTCTGGGGGACATCACCGGAGGGTACACGCCAGGTCTATACCTTTACTGAGATCCTGACTGACGATCTTATCGAACAGTACATCAATGATGAATTGATTGACCAGTACCCGAACCCCATCGGTGAAATTCCTGTTGTTCATATTCCTAATACGACTATCTCGTCATCCCCTTGGGGTCAAGGAGATATCTGGGACATCATTTCTCTGAACCGTGAACTTAACGAAAAGATGACAGAAGTCTCTGACATCATTAATTACCACGCTGCCCCAGTGACCATTATTACTGGCGCTAAGGCTTCCCAGTTAGAGCGTGGGCCTAAGAAGGTTTGGGCAGGCTTACCCAAAGAAGCCAGTGTCTTTAACTTGGAATCCCGTGGTGAGATGGCTGGGGCACTGGAATACATTTCTTTCTTAAAGCGAGCCATGCATGAGATCACGGGTGTGCCAGAAACAGCCCTAGGGCAGTTCCAGCCAGTCTCTAATACCTCTGGTGTTGCACTTGCTATCCAGTACCAGCCTCTTATGAACCGCTACATGATGAAGCGGATTCACTTTACAAAGGGACTTGAGCGAGTTAATGCCATCGTAATTAAGACTGCCGCTATCTTCCGTCCAGAGATGCTCCTATATAACCCTCTGTCATCAGAAATGCCTGAGCGAGATCAACTCACTCAATTGGATCCGACAGACCCTCTAACGTACCAAACGAATATCCATTGGCCAGAACCCCTCCCCGTTGATGTCCTTATTAAACTCAATGAAGTCCAGGCCAAGATGGCAGTTGGGCTGGAGTCAAAGAAGGGGGCGCTTCGTACTTTGGGAGAAGAGTTCCCCAATGAAAAGATGGCTGAGATCTTTGAAGAGCTTGTTGATGATGCCCTTGACCAAGGTGCACTTCAAATGCTTAACGCCCAAATTCAGCAGTCAATTATGATGGTAGTTGGGGTAGCACCGGACGGTACACCCTTAGTACCAGAAGATGGTAGTGTAATTAGCGCTGGAGAGAACGCTGGTAACGGTATGCTCCCCGGCACTATGGTAGGTGGTCCAGAAATGGATACGTTAAACAAACTGATTCAACGCGCATACGGAGCAAGGTTCGCCCAGCGACGTATGCCTGACGAAGAATAATTATTCGTTATTTCAACAGCAACCAAACAAAAAGAGGTTAAGACATGGCAGTAAACACTGAAGACGGGATTAGCATTCCCGTTGAAAAAGAGCATACTCCCGAGGCTCCTAAGCCCCAGGAAGACCAACACTTCTCAGCTGACGACGTTCAGAAGATCCGACAGCAGGAGAAGGACAAGATGTACAAGCGGTTAGAAGATGCTGACCGCCGTACAAAGGCTATGGAGGAACAATTGAATGTCATTTCCGCTGAGCGGGAACAGGCAATCAAGGAAGCCGAAGAGCGAGCCAAGAAGGAGGCCGAGATCCTTCGACAGCGTGAGATGGAGGAGTTGTCCGCTAAGGAGCTTCTGTCAAAGCGTGAAGATGAGTTCAACCAGCGCATTAACCAGGTTGAACAAGAGTGGAGCGAGAAGTTCTCTCGGCTAGAGGCAGAACGACAAGCCCAAGATGCCCTCCTGGAAAAGGAGCGCTTTGCTCAGCAGTTGGAGTCTTATCGCCAGCGCCGTCTTGGTGAAGAGCAGGAATCCATCATTCCTGAACTACGTGATTTGATCGCAGGTAACACACCTGAAGAAATCGAAAATAGCATTACTGTACTACGTGAACGTAGTAGTGCTATAATCGAATCAATCCAGCAAGCGAGTCAACCGACTCGTGTTAAAGGGGCACCGGTGACGGCACCCCCTGTTGGGCCCATGGATAACCAAGAGGAATACCAAACGCTATCTGCGGAGGATATCCGCAACATGCCGATGGATCAGTACATGAAAATGCGTGAGCGACTTTTATCGGCTACCCGTGGTCCACGGGGACGCTACTAACTTAAAACCTAACTAATCCATCGGAGGATACCCAAATGGCATTACCCGCACCCGTAGGGGGTGCAATTACCGGAGCAGGTCTTGGTTCTATTACCACGACTGGTTACTCCAGTGACAGCACCCTTTCACCCGCAATCCAGCAAATCTGGTCGAAGGAGATCCTATTCCAGGCTATGCCTGTTCTCCGGTTTGAGCAGTTCGCTGTTAAGAAGACCGAACTTGGCGTTATGCCCGGTCTTACCATTAACTTCATGCGTTATAACAACCTGTCGGTCAGTGAGACCGCTGGTGCAACCCTGGAAGAGGGCGTCCGCATGGAACCGGTGGCACTGTCCGCCAGCCAGATTCAGATCACCGTGTCTGAACATGGTCAGGCCGTCGCTGTCACTGAGCTCCTGTTGAATGCTGCCTTCGATGACGTGATGGCTTCGGCCTCTCGTCTCCTTGGTCGTCACATGGCGCAGAGCATGGACATCCAGGCTCGTAACACCCTGTACTCCAATGGAGTGCCGTTTGCCGGTGGATCGGCTGTTGCCCCGAGCGTCGTGTTCGGTCGCACCGCTGCTTCGACCCGTGGCGCTATCAGCCCCTATGACGCTGGTACCCTCGGTTCGGCTTCTGCCCCTGGATACCTCTCCCCCGCATCCATCAAGGATGCTGTTGAGGTGCTGGCTGGCCAGAACATCCCCCGTCTGGGCGACACCTACGTGTGCTTCGTTCACCCGTCGCAGAGCCGCTCGCTCCGTGACTGGCCAGAGTTCATCGAAGTCACCAAGTACGCCGCTCCCGGCAACTTCATGCTTGGTGAAATCGGACGCCTTTATGACGTGGTGTTCATTGAGACCACTCAGGTCAAGAAGGGCCTCACGGTCCCGGCTGACCTGGATCCGAACCAGGGCGGTGCCCAGGCTCCCGGTGCTGACACCTATAGCGCCATCATGATCGGTGACAACGCCTTTGGTCATGCTGTGGCTCTGCCGGTGGAACTCCGTGACGGTGGTGTGATCGACTTCGGTCGTGAGCACGGCTTGGCTTGGTACGCCATCTGGGGCTTCGGTGTGATCACCCACGAGTCCCGTGTGATCCTGAACACCAAGGGTGGCGCTATCTCCTGATACGTAGCCATTGGTTGTGTTGTAGTATGGTGGGGGGAGAAATCCCCCCACCATCTCATTTATACGGATATAAGGAGAGAATATGCCCCGTAAAACAAACCCGTCCTTTGCTGAGCTTGAAGGCGATGAAATTGAAGAAGCTGAGTACACCCCGGTAGTAGAGGTCGCTGAAGGCACCAACTTGGTAAGCGCCCGTGTAAAGGGAACCTGGAAGATGTTCTGGGGCCACGCTTCATACGATTTCGTAGACGGAAAGCGTTATAAATTGCCGAAGGACCTGTACACATATCTTCGTCAAAGCGGAAACATCTACGACACTCTCTGAGGTAGTCCATGCCCTACATCGTCCCTAACGCAACCGATATCGGGTCAATTTACAATGACCTGAACCAGGCAGAACCTGATGCCCTAGATTTCCAGATTCTTGGAGATCGGTCTACTGGCGTATTAACTGGTAGCCAGGTTTCAGCACTTCCAGTGGCGTCTACTTCGGTGTCGGTCACTGAGGGGTACGTTGCTCTAAAGGGGGTTGTATACCCCCTTTACAAGGGTGGCTCTCTTGTAACCATTAACTCCATATTGGCTTTGCCGAGTATTGTCTCAAACAACAAACGGTTTGACCTGGTTGTTGCGCGCCTAACAAATAGCAATATGGAGTTAACGGTACTTACGGGTCAGGAGAGTGAGACAAACCCAACGTACCCTGCTAGCCCTAGTCGGTTAGCGGTCATTCCGCCAGTTGCAACACAGTATTTTAATCCTGAAACCGATGTCATCTTGGCAGCCGTGTTTAGGAATGGTATCAACCTTATTACCAACGCACATGTCGTAGACAAGCGTGTAAATGTGCTATCCACCACGATGATTCGTGGCACCCGTATTCCAGCAAACGTATTCGGAAACGATGGTGATTTCTACTATCAAGTACCTACCGCTGGGTCTACTTCAAACATCTGGGTAAAGCGTGAGGGGCAGTGGGGCCAGCTTCAGTTTAATGATTCCTTAACACCCATTGGAACCATCATTGCTTGGCCCGCAATTACTGATCCTAACCCAGTTAATTGGCGAGAGTGCAATGGGCAAGCGCTATCTAAGGAGTCCTACCCAGAACTTTATGCGTTGTTGGGAACTTTATATGGTGAGGACACCCCAACAACATTTACTATTCCTGATCTTCGTTCTAAGTTCATTCGTGGGAGTAGCACTCCTGCCACCTCTGGTGGTTCTGACACAACTACGTTGTCTGTGGGAAACCTCCCCTCCCATTCCCATTCCATAGGTGACCACACCCATGGAATTGGAAGCCACACCCATGACATAAATATCGAAAACACAACGGTTACCACTTCTACTGCTGGGGTCCACTCACACTATGGGGACTCATACGGGCGAGGAAATGTGGTCACTGCTGATAGTGTAAGTAGTGGTACTAAATATGTTGCGCCACTCTCCTACACATTAAACCCTGGTTATGGTGCTGGTGTTCACTATAGCTACGGTGGTAGCGCAAACCTAGGTGGAAGCAATACCCCTGGACCCGGACTTATAATTAGAAAAGCATCTAGTTCTAGTTCGGACGGTGATGATGACGATAACAAAACGGGATCCGCTGGGGCACACAATCATACAATTGTACTTGGGTTAGTTGGAACTGCATCGGCCTCCACAGCAAGTAACACTTCCTCTAGCTCATCTGCAGACACCGGTAGTGTTGGGTCAGGCACCCCCGTATCAACGGTTCCTGCGTATGTAGGAATGCGCTGGTTTATTCGTACCAAATGACTATGGACGAGAAACTAACCCAACCATCTGGTACCCCAAACGATATTATCTATCGCCGTGGCATCCACGTGGGGCGTATGCGTGAAGAACACCCAGCGGTTGGTCAGCCTAAGCAAGATACTATTCCTGGGCCAGGGTCAGCTGACTCTGAATAGAGTAGAATTGTATAGTGGCTACTCTCTCTGACATTGAAAATATAGCAAGAACATACTTGCGGGACTTCCCAAAGTTCTTTCAAACATCATTTGACATTGTTGGACGTACCTACGAATTAGGGCAAATCAATGTT